TGTTCTAGCAACTTTAAGCAGAGCCATCATCATTGCTACGTCATAAGCTGTTACTTCTTTTTTCAAGTACCAACTCCACAAAGCGGCAATGTTACAATGATTGGCTACTCTTTCGCCATGTTCTTTATTCTTGGTTTCAGAAGTGCAAACCAAGGCTTCTCTTAAAAAGTCTTCAGCTTTTCTTATACTCGTGGCAACCATAATCTGGGTCTCCTTCTTTCAAAGTTATAATCACTAGCTCTGATTATTCTTGATAACCGAGCTTGAAGTAAAGCGTATTTCCTGTCGAGTTTATTCATTTTATATCGTTTAACTACAGCGTCCCACATGGCGCCTTTATTGCCTTTGTGTTCTTTTAAAATTTTCTCTGCAGTTATTTTTCCTACGGAAGGACAACCAGAATATCCATCTGTACTATCACCAGTCAGTGTTTGTATCATGTGATTATAGTTGGCTGTGTCTTCATCAATGATTGTATAATTATCACCCTGCATAAACCAGATTGTAGAAGGTACAGTTTTCATATCCTTGTCTTTAGTAAGGATAACTTTGTCGCCTTTAATCATATCTGAAGTCGCTAAGATTCCTAAAACATCATCACCTTCTAAATAAGGCATTTCATAAGTTTTAAAATTTTTCTTCACCCACTCTCTTAAAGGAGCGAATGTTAAAGGCTTGCGATTATTTCTTCTTCCATATTTATATAAAGGAGAAATCTTCTTACGAAAGTTTGTCTTGCTAGATAAAGCAATGGCAATGTTATTGCACAAAAGAATTTGTGAATAGTAAGTTATAGTGTCAGCAAACTTATCAATAGTTTTTCTTTCACTTGCGTGAAGAGTCCAAGTGTCTTCGTCCCACTTTATAGGCTCTTCCATTTGTGTTGAACAAACATAAAGCAGAATGTCTCCATCTACTAACATTGTTCTATTATTTGGATTTATCATTATTTCCTTTTAAATTTTCATTAATAAAATCGAGAAGCTTTGTTCGAGAAAGTAATTCAGTAAGGTCGTTACTGAAAGCATTGGCTAAATCTTCTTCTACAGAAGTTTTAGATAAATTATTTTTATAATAAGAAACGTGGAGTAATTCATGGAGCAATACTGAAACTAAGTCAGCTCCACCTTTTTCAATAATATTTTCATCTATATAAATTGTACGAGTGCTGCCATGAAAGCTTCCCTCTTGTTCATCTGAGCTTGCAATATCTCTAGGCAACGATTTTATTTTAATAGTAAAATGTCCGAGTTTAATCTGTTTCAACAAGTTCATGAATTATTTTTTTAAAAGGAATCATAATCGCTTTTGTTTCTCTTCTGTCGCCAACCATCTTCCAGTTATCCTTAAATTTTTCTGTGAGCTTTTTGAGAGTAGGCACGTCAAACAATAAACGTAAATATTGTTTATCTCCTTTAGCTAAAACGTGTACCCATATTTTAGCTTTTGTGACACTTATACCTGAGGGCTTTCCTCTACGTTCAATCTCTATGCAGATATTGCCAGTAGTATTCCACCAGCTGCGTTCTGCTTTGACTTCGATTTCTTCAGCCTTTAAGCCTAATAGTTTTCCTATTTTCTTTTCGTGTTTTTTGCCAAATTTTAAATCTATGTCCCAATCTGACGTATCGTTATATTCTATCAATTAATGTGTCTCAGCCCAATTATTCCCTATCTTGTATTCAGCGTCCAAAGGACATCTGAAATTAAAAATATCTTGAGTGTCTTTAATGGATTGTACAGCTAACTTTCCTATTTCATCTGCCAGTTTTTCTTTTACCTGGAGTTGCATTTCATCATGTATGTGTGCAACCATTGCAAAGTCTTCACCATATTTATATTTCATAAATAATTTTTTATGTAATAGAGTTGTTGCTTGCTTAACGATTATTGCTCCTGCAGATTGAATTAATAAATTCAAAGCAGAATGTTGAGAACGTACTTGTAAAATTCTTGAATCTATTCCTCTTAAATTTGAAGTAGCTTGAACTTTATTTTGTACCGCGTCTTTTAAACGACTGAGAGCTGGTATCTTTTCAAATAATTTCTCTTTTAATTCCTTACCTTCTCTTGCAGTTCCGCTTATAATTTCACCCATTTTTCTGTCTCCACAGCCATAAATGAGCGCATAAATTACTCGCTTCGCCACATTCCTAGAAGAGAGACCCATAGCTTCTTGATTAAATGTGTGGACATCACCCTCGACAACTTGTTTCGCATAAATTCCATTATCATAACGAGCCATGTAGTGAGCCAAACACCTAAGCTCGAGACCGCTGAAATCAACACCCACAAGCTTGTAACCAGAAGAAGTAACAAACAAAGAGCGACACTCCTTGCCATAAGGGACACCAACAGCAGGAACTTGAGAAATATTCGGTTGCATGTGCGTACAACGCCCACTCACTGCTCCATTTGTATTAACTGAGCCATAAATTTTATTTCCTTTTTCTAATTTTAGCCACGCATTATTGCCTTCAGCTAATTGAGAGATTCTTTTTTGTACGAGTAAATATTCTGAAAGCAGTTTCGCTTCAGGATATTTTAATTTAGATAAAACCTTTTCGTCAATTTGCGGTCTGCCATCAGGTGTGAACTCTTTTGGTTTCCAACCATATTTATTTTTTAAATTAAAAGAAATATGATGACGACTATTAGGATTAAAAGTAACAGTTTCATATTTGTTTATTGCAACTCCTTTTATGTAGCCTTTTGTTTTATTGTTTCTTGCAGGAATGAACTCTCCTAAATCTTTTTGCCATTCAGGAAACGCGATTTGTAAATCAGCTTCTAAGTCCAATCTTCTTTTAACTAAATCAGTAAGAAGTTTTTCTGCAGCTTCTCTATCAAAACTAAATCCATGTCGTTCTTGCAATGAAATACATACAGCGAATTGGTGTTCTAGTTCTAAAGCTTGTTGAGAATATTTTTTACTCTCTATTACTCTAAAGAATAAATTATTTACTTCTACGTCCTGCTCACAATAGTCCTGCATTTCAGGCGACCATTTTTTCCAGTCGGTGTTTTCACAGAACTTACCCTTGTGTAAGTTAAGTCTGACACCCCAGGCCTTTAAAGAATGTGAGCCTATCAGCTTGGTATTGAAACCATATCGAGAAGCATTTTGAAAGTCCTGTGTTTTTACATCAGACCAAATTAATCTTGAGCAAACTAAAGTATCTGTAGCGTGAGCTCTTGTTTTAAAATTTGGATATACTTTTCTAATTGCCGGTAAATCAAATTTAATAATGTTGTGACCAATGATTACGTCCGCTTCACTTAAAAGTTTTAAACCTTCTTCTACCTTGTCAGGTGTAAAGCTATAAACTTTTTCAGTTTCTATATCTTTAAGAACGATACAATGAATAGTATCTAAAACGTCCAATAATCCATTTGTCTCTATATCGAATACAAATTTCATAATATTTTAAAAATTTTTCCTTCATATTTGCACTGTGAAGGCCTTAATCGAGGAGGGTGGTGTGATTGTACCTGGCTAATTTACCAGGGAAACAGTGATTTTTCGCACCTCAGGAAGTATGTCCTGAATTTTGTTCATTGCTTTTTCGACTACCTTTTTTGAAGGAGTGTCATTTGCAAAAATAATTGGATAAACATTTTCATGAAAGGAAGACTTGTAAACAGCCCTTAGTATTATTTGATAGATACCAAAAGTTTTGTCTTGTTCTTCCCGAGTTAATAATTCGTAGTCAGGGTCAGATTGAAGAAATTCATCTATAAAACTAGAAATCATTTCCTCTTCTATGTCCTGCGGTTTCTGAAAAGTCATATCCTTCTTCTATTAATCTACAAGTAGCAGCATTATATTTTATATATGTTGCAATGCCCGTATCGCCAGTAAACCTATTTTTAAGTATTCTAATCGTCATTAAGTTTGGGTGGTCATGAGATTGTTGATTTCTTTCACAACCAATAACAATGTCTGATATTTGTCCTATCCCTGCAGTGCCTCTGAGTTGAGACATTGAAGTTGTTAATCCTTCTTCATGTCCTCTGTTACTATTAATAGGTCTTTTTAAATGTGAAACTAAAAGTATTCCAAATTTTAATTCCTCAACTAAACTTCTAAGTTTAGTCATTGTGCTGTCTAACATTCTTCTTTCGTCTCCATCTAATCCTGAGACAATAATTGATATGTGGTCAAGCACTATCCAGTCGCATTTACAACTTGTTACAAGATACCTTATTTTACTCATAAGGTTTTCACTTTCTGAAGACCCCCAATGGTCATAGAAAAAAACATTCTTACGAAGTGAGTCATAGGCTTTCTTTATTTCCTTTTCAGGAATTTCTTCTCGCACTTCTTGCAAATGAATTGGTTTGTTTAGAGAGATAGAAAGCAATCCGCGCATGCTTCGCTGAATACTTTCCTCTAAGGCTATGTAGCCTACCATTTGATTTCTTTTAATTAAATGATGAGCTATTTCTCTGCATACTTGGCTCTTACCTATTCCTGAGCCAGCAGTTAGCGTAATGATTTCTCCTTTACGAAGTCCTCTTAATTTTGTGTTTAATCCTTGATACGGATAGTCACATGTAGAATCAGTATCTTTTGCAATTATCAGTTCCCAGGTTTCACTTCCACTTCTTATTCCGTCAGGTCTGTAAATCTTTGCGCCATAAACGCAGTCCACTAAATCCTTGGCTTTGCCGTTTTGAATCATGTCGCTTGCGTCCTTTAAAGGGAGCGAAGAAATTTT